ATGCACTTGCCTTTCGCAAGAACAGCCGACTTGCGCGTTCCATCCGTAAACTCGCCCTTGAGCGTGGTGGTACTGAAATCGGTGTGGACACTCAAAAGTCTGATTGTGATGAAAAACGACCTGCTTGATATATTCGGTGACGAGCTGCGCAAGTTCGCCGGTCTGAGCCGGAAGCAACGCCTTTGCGTGCTTTACTTCTGTCTAAGTCTTGCGGCTTTGCTCACTGTCTTTTTTATCCACCCGCTACCGGAGCTTTTCCTGGTGTTGAATTTCGGGAATTCCGTACGGTTGCTGAAGAAGCATGTCCCTTTGAATAATTTGGAGGATTGATAATTAATTTGGGAGATGGAATACTTTGATAATATATTGTGTGTAACTTACAAAGAGTTGCTGGATATAATGCCCAAAGGAACATTGAACAGCCAGCTGTCCCGGGAAAAACTGGATGTCGTTTCTCGTGGCGGCGGTGAAAATAATCCGGCTTTGTATGCCTATTCCTCCCTTCCCGAGAAGTACAAGAAACGTTGGGTTGCGCGCCATGGCGAGCCCGAGAAACAGATGCGAGAAGAAATTATCCGTAACATAGTGAAGAGAGACGAGAAAGCCGAGAACTTTTTCGAGGAGTACCGTTATGACAAGAACGGTGAGCTGGTCGCCCTTCCCGAGGATGTGAAGAAGGAATACACCTGGAACGCTTCGGTACTGAACGCACTGATGGAAGAGTTCAAACGCTTGAGTTCATCCAATAACAAGCTGACCGGTTTCCGCCGCAACCTTTGGGAGCTTCTGCTTGTCACAAGTGAGGAGTGGCGTCCGGTGTACGGGCATAGCCTTCCGGGAAGTGTGGGCCGGTTGAAGGCCCTGATAAACAAGTTCCGCCCCGACAACTACAGTGTACTTGTGAGCGGCAAATACGGAAACAGCAACACCCTGAAAATAGATGAGGAATCCGGGCGTTTCCTTGTCGCCTTGAAACGCAGCCGTGTTCCGGTCTATACTGACATGCAGATCTTCGAGGAATACAACCGGGTAGCCCCCGCACGCGGGTGGAAGGCCCTGAAAAGCCCGCGCAGTCTCCGTTCATGGTTCAGCAGTCCCCGCATAGAGCCTTTATGGTATGATGCGGTTTACGGTGAAATGAAGGCCCACCAGCGTTACGGCCGCAAGCATAAGACCGAACTCCCCAGCCGCCGTGACAGCCTGTGGTACGGTGACGGTACCAAACTGAACCTTTATTACCGGGATGAGGGCGGCAAGGTCCGCACCATCGGGGTGTACGAGGTCATGGATGCCTACAGTGAAGTCCTGCTCGGCTTCCATATCAGCGAGAACGAGGATTATGAGGCGCAGTACCATGCTTACCGCATGGCGCTCCAGACAAGCGGGCACAAGCCTTACGAGCTGGTCCATGACAACCAGGGCGGTCATAAGAAGCTTGAACGTGTCTCCGACGGTCTGCTTGACAAGATCAGCCATATCCACCGTCCCACCGCCCCTTACAGCGGGCAGTCCAAGACGATAGAATCCGCTTTCGGGCGTTTTCAGAGCCAGGTCCTGCACAAATACTGGGGCTTTACCGGACAGAATATCACTGCCAGAAAAGATTCCAGCCGTCCGAACCTTGAGTTCATCGAGGCCAACAGGGACCGGCTCTATACTCTCGACGAGCTGAAGGCAAAATATGTCGAGGCACGCCGGGAGTGGAACGAAATGAAGCATCCTGTTACCGGCATCCCCCGGATAGAGATGTACGATACAAGTGTAAACGAGGACACGGAAGCGGTGACCGCCCGTGACATGGTGGACATCTTCTGGGTTATGACCTCCCGGCCGAGCACTTTCACCTCTGCCGGCATAGAGTTCACTGTCGGCGGCAGGCCGCGCACCTATGAGGTCTATTCCTCCCCCGGTGTTCCTGACCATGAGTGGCGTCGCCGTAATACCTACAGACAGTTCTATGTCAAGTATGACCCTTATGATTTCAGCAGCGTCCGGCTGTACTGGAAAGACAAGGGCGGTGCTCTCCGCTTCGAACGCGTTGCCGAACCGTACATGGTGGTTCATCGCGCAATCCAGGACCAGACCGAGGGTGAGGCGGCGTTCATACGCCGGGAACAGGAGGCCAACGTCCATGACCGCATCGAACGTCAGGTCGCAGCCAAGTCCATCGAATACGAGCATGGGGTTGCGCCTGAACAGCACGGGCTGCGCAGCCCCAACCTGAAAGGTGTCACGGCCGAGGTGCAGCGCCAGATAGACCGCCGCACAAAGAAATACAGCCGGCCTCCGGAAGAGGTTGTCCTGGGACGTTCCACAAAGGTAATCAGTAACATTACCTGGGACCAGCTCGGGAAGAAAGAAGTGAGTGTGCGCAAAGTGGTAGGAAAATTATAGCAGGAAATTTTAAATAAGAAAAATATGAGTGAATTGAAAAGAGAAGACAAGGATGCCATCAGCGAGAGTCTGAGGGCTTATGTGGCAAAATATCCGAGCCAGACCAAAGCGGCCGGCAGCCTTAAGAACACAAGTGTCGGAACGGTGAGCAACATTCTGAACGGACGTTATGAGAATATCAGCGATGAGATGTTCCGCAATATAGCCTCACAGGTCGGGAGCGTCAATCCTACCGGCTGGCAGATTGTAGAGACCGGTGCCTATCAGGAGATCACCGGAGTGCTTGCCGATGCGCAGCGCTGGCGCAATGTCACCTGGGTGACGGGGGAAGCCGGTTGCGGCAAGAGTACCGCCGCCCGCAGTTATCTTCAGGAACACAGGGAAGTTTTCTATATCCTTTGTTCCGAGGACATGAAAAAAGGTGATTTCGTCCGTGAGATAGCCCGCACGGTCGGCATACGCACGGAGGGCTGCAATATCCGTGAGGTCTGGAGCCTTATCCTTGACGACATTATCCAGATGGACGCTCCGCTCCTTGTATTTGACGAAGCCGACAAGCTTACCGAACCGGTATTCCACTACTTTATCAGCCTGTACAACAAGCTGGAGGAAAAATGCGGCGTGGTCTTCCTGAGTACCGACTATATAGCCAAGCGCATCAGCAACGGGCTTAAATACCAGAAACCGGGTTACAAGGAATTTTACAGCCGTATCGGACGTAAGTTCTATGCACTGGAGCCCACTGACGAGCGGGATGTATACGCCATCTGTTCGGCCAACGGGGTGACTGACAGGAAAGGCATCGATTATGTCATGAAAGAGGCTTCCGCCTGTGACTTTGACCTGCGCCGCGTCAAGAAATCCATTCATAAGGTAAAACGCATGACGGGGGAATGACCCCCGTTCAAATTCCGTTCAAACGTAATTTTAAGGATATGGAAAATAAATTTGAATACCTGAAAATCGACGGCCGCGACCAGCTTCCCGCTCCCTGGAGCGATTATCCTGTCCTGACTGAATATGAGACGGTGAGTGTTTACCGTAATGGACACGACTACCTGGACGCCCTTGTGGGACAGCAGGACGGCTGGTGGACCTCCGGCGTGCGCATGGAGGTCGGCGGTTCCGGCGGCGGCTTCGCCCCGGGGCGCAAATGGGGACAGTTCTCCACCCGTGAGAATGCCCTATTGTGGGCACTCGGCTGGATGCTCTGCCATGAGAAGATGCGGGGTGCCGCACGGCAGGCCGTGCTTGACCGAATTGACAATATCCGGCAATTAAAACTGTTTTGACCATGGAAGAAGAGAAAAAGAATAATAAAAAGGCCGGCATGAGGCGTGCCTTGAATGTCAGGGACATTCTGAGCAAGAAGTATGATGTGTTTCCTTTCGAGGGGAAATGGAAGGATGCCTTCGACACTCCGGAAGTCCGGGGCTGCTGGTTCGTGTGGGGCAACAGCGGTAACGGCAAGACCTCTTTCGTGATGCAGCTCTGCAAGGAACTCTGCAAGTATGACCGTGTGGCGTTCAACTCCCTGGAAGAAGGTACTTCTCTGACAGTCCAGAATAACCTGCGACGCTTTGGTATGGCCGAGGTGAGCCGCCACCTGGCGTTCATCAAGGAGGACATCCCCACTTTGAAGCTCAGGCTTCGCCGCCATAAAAGCTTTAACATCGTGATCATTGACAGCTTCCAATACACACAGATGACGTACCGTGACTATATCCAGCTGAAGGAGGAGTTTCCGGACAAGCTGTTTATTTTCATCAGCCATGCCCGCGGCAAGAATCCTAAAGGTGATGCGGCCACGAGCGTGATGTATGATGCCGATCTGAAGATATGGGTGGAAGGCTACGTCGCCTTCAGTAAGGGACGTTATCAGGGTTCCACTGGTGAATACACGATCTGGGAGAAGGGCGCCTATGACTATTGGAATGTGGCTGGACCGAAACAGAAAGGAGGCCAGGCATGAGCAGGATAAAGAAACAGCTGGAGATTTGTCCTCCCGCCTATATGTGTAA